GTTTGCTCAATGGGACAAGAAGGATGGATACTATGTTCCTAGAGACTGCTACAATTCCTACTTCTTCCCATCTGAATCAGAAGACATAACCATTCTTGACAAGATGGTTCTTCATGGAAAGGAAATTGTAGACTATTTAGATGGAGGCTCTGCATGCCATCTTCAGCTTGAGGAATATCCAGACAAGGAAACCTATGCAAAACTTCTAGACGTAGCTGCACAGGTAGGATGCAACTATTGGACTACCAACGTAAAGATTACAATCTGCAATCAATGTGGACATATTGACAAGCATACCTTGAAATACTGTCCTTCCTGCGGTTCTACAGATCTAGACTATGCAACTAGAATTATCGGCTACCTTAGGAGAATATCCAACTTCTCCAAGGATAGGCAGATAGAGGAGTCTAAACGGTACTACCATGGACATGATGGCTAAAAGAATACATGGAACATTTCAAATACTCTTTGCATTCTGCTTTCTGCTTGTTCTTATAGCTTCCTTGATGATGCTTGGATATCTAGGATACGAAGTAGTCAAGGAAACTTTAGAATGCAAAGGAGACAAACTGTATCTCATGATAATGGCATGCATGACCATACTGCCGGGATGCGTAATGCTAGGCATCATGACTGTGCACATGTGGCTTAATCCCATAAGGGAAATGATAAAGGATGGCATGGAAGAAATAAGAAGTTCCAGAATATCCAAGTCAAAGGAAATAGTTCCATATGTAGTAGAGCCTGAAGTGCTTGAAGAAGATCCTAGCATTCTGCTCAGCAAGACGATTCGCAACCAAACTGAGGAACTGATTTCAATACTGAAGAAAGGATACCCATTCTGAGCCCTACAATGCCCCTAGAATGCTCTGCTTAGACAGAGACGTATGATTTATCATGAAACGCTCCAAAGTCGCTTAGAAACGATTCTGGAGCGTTTTTAAGGCATATGGAGGAATGCCATGCTTAACTACTATGACTGCGACATATATCTTAACGAGATACCGGGAGAGATTAGCCTTGGCATATCCTTCACAGGCTGTCCCATTCACTGCAAAGGATGCCATTGGGAACCTCTATGGGACAATAGGCTAGGGTCTCCTCTTACATATGAAACTCTTGAATACATGATTACAAAAAATAATTATGCTTCCTGCATACTGTTTATGGGAGGAGAATGGAGCAAGTTTCTTATCAATTTTATAAAGTATGTTAGAGGAGGCTATCCAGACAAGAAGACCGCACTGTATAGCGGACAGGAACTAGCCTTCTTTGAAGGTACTGAATACATGGACTACTTGGACTATCTGAAAGTAGGTCCATATATAGAAGAGCTTGGAGGACTGCAGTCTCCTGATACCAATCAGAGACTGTTCAGGCTAGATAATGGAGAAATAGAGGAGGACTTAACCTTATGGCTACAAAAGAATACAGCCAAGATTCAATGACTGCACTGATATGCAGGATAATATACAATCTGTTTGAAAAGCATGCAGAACCTGATTCTGATCTTAATGAAGATCTAGAATTAGATTCACTGGATAGAATGGATATCCTTGTAGATGTAGAAAAAGAGCTAGGTTACGAAGAGAATGAACTTTCATTCGACAAGGAACAGCAGAAAGCATTTGCTGAATGCAAGACTCCTTCAGACTTAGCCAAGTTCTTTCTGGAGATATACAATGCAAGACTGCAGTGATCTGTTTCAATACGAGTCTCCTTCTGTTCCTGAAGGATGCATAGGAATATCACCAAGCGGTATATACAAGTTCTTCGACTATCCCTCTGTATGGTATAGAGAGAACTTTCTAGGAGAAGAACCAGAGTTCAAAGGCAATACTGCTTCTGTAACTGGAACTATATGCCACTACATTTATGAAAAGGTATCCAAGGGAGAACCTGTAGACAGAGAAGGAATAAATGCACAGCTCATAGCTGAAATGTCAGATAATCCTGATGTCAACATGGTTGAAGTAATGGCAACCTATCCTAGCGTAGCTATGGCTGTAGTGAACGAATATGTTCTAAAGCATCAGACAAAGAACCTATGGCTGGAAGAGAAGATAGCTGTAGAATACAGAGATGGAATCTACATCAAGGGAACCTATGACAGGCTTGAAGGCACTGTACTGTGCGACTACAAGAATGTCTCCAGAGTTCCTAATGAACCATTTCCATTCAAGTATCTAATGCAGCTAATGGCTTATGCTTGGGCATTAAGAAAGACTGGCAAAATAGTTGACAGTCTAAGGCTCATATACGGCATTAAGCCTACCAAGACTCTTCCTGCTAGATGTCTAGTTGCAGATAGAGCCATAGACTACGAACTAGAACAGCAGTTCAAGGACTGCATGGATCTGATTGCAGATACATGCCTAAAAGCTAAGGAAGATCCTTCTCTTGTATATCTTCTATTCAAGTCAATGAAACTAAAGGAGGCATAAATGCCTGCAAAGATTCTTATCATTGGACGTTCCAATGTAGGCAAGACTACTTTGTTGAAGTCTTTAAAGAATGCTCTTGTCATAGCAGATGATGGAAAGCCTTTTAGTCTGCCTATGGCTCATGTCAACATAGTGGAGTTTGAAGGAATCAATGCATTTCTTGATACCGTGGAAGAAGCGGTAGGCAAGTATGCAGACAAGTTTGGACAGACTCCAGACACTATATGCTTTGATTCTGTATCCAGAATCTTTACCGACATAGAGACGTTCAATTCAAACAAGTACAAAGGCTTTGATGTATGGAGCAATGTCAATAAGGATGTAAATGCATTCTGTGAATGCATTAATCAGCTGAATGCCAATGGTTTCAACGTAGTCCTTATTGCTCACTGCTCCTATGACGAAAAGACAGGAAACTACTCCGAGGTAGCAAAGGGTTCCTTTGCAAAACTTGGAGGATTCATATCAACGGTAGACGAAGCAGTCTATCTGGACATGCAGGGAACGAAGAGAATCGTCCATCATAGAGGAAGCAACATGTGCAGAACTCTTATTGATTCTCTTCCAGACAAGGAACCTGTAGAGCAGTTTAATCTGCAGGAATATCTTAACCTTTTACAACAGAAAGCTGACAGCATTGCTGATCAGTGGAGGATTTAGCTATGGCATTTTTCAAAGTTAAAAAGGACGCAGAAGCAGTCCGTGATACTGACGGCAATGGCAGCAAGTACATCAACAAGTCTGGCATCTATGACATTCTTATCAAGGAAGTCATTGTAGACAGGTCTCCTTCTGGCTCTGAGTACATCAATCTCTTCTTCGAGTATGATGGTCAGCCTCAGACCATCTATACTGCAATCCGTCTTACCAACAAGGATGGTTCAGAGAACTTTGAAGCATCTCTGTTCAATAAGCTCTGCATCATTCTAGGTGGCGGAGAGGAAATTGAAATTGACGATCCTGTTGAAAAGAAATGTCCTATTGGTGCTGGTGGTGCAATGAAGGACTGTGCAGTTCTTGAACAGTTTGAAGATGCTCCCATCACTGTCAGGATTCAGATGGAGTATTCTCTCTATAATGGAGAAATTCAGCAGAAGAAGCGCATCAAGAACTTCTTTGACTCCATCACCCATTTGACTGCTTCTGAGATTATCAATGGATCTGAGGAAGCAAAGCAGTACGAGAAGGAAATGGCCTATGCTGACAAGACTGTTTACAAGGATGATCTTACCGAAACTGACATACAGGACTGGATTAATTCTCGCAGGAGTGGTAGAGACACTACTGCTAAGGCTGCTTCAAAGCCAGCTGCAGGAAAGAGATCATTCTCAATCAAGAAATAGACAATGATAAAAGCATAGAATAGAAAGAACAACATGCCTTAGCAAAGCCTCCTATAGCAATATAGGAGGCTTATTTATTTGGAGGTATCATGAAAGAACTTACTACTAGAACTGCTATGGATCTGTTTTATAGGTGTATTGTTCATGCAATAGAAGTATTTGGAGACTGTGCAGGAGATGACTATGATCACTTTATGCTGACTCTTAGCAAAGCTAAGTTCTCTGAAAACAGTTCCTATATTTTAGCAGCAGTACTCACCATGACTGAAGATGATCTTGCATATGCATGTGAAGAAATATCTGAATTTCTTAAGAGTGATTCCAATACTCCAAAGGAACAGATTGACAAGGCTATCACTGCATCTAAGTACATAATGGAATGCAATGTTAGAGAGGATGAACAGTTTCTTACTCCTAAGGAAATGGCAGAACATATTAGTGAAAACTTTTGCATTAAATGTAGTCCACAAATAGTTAATAGAATTCTTGTTCAGCTTGGATATCAAGTAAAGGATCCTGTAGTAAGATATCTTCCTACAGGTAAAGCTAGCAATGCAAGAGTTTATCAATATGAAACGGTAAGTAAACATTCCACTCTCAAGTGGAGTACTGTTTTAGTCCCTAAGCTTGTAGGAGAAATGTAATGCAGTACAATGCAGTAAAGTATATCTATCCTAAGCCTTCTACATGTTCAGGATTGCATGGAGCAATGTTTGTAGGAGACAGAAATCTTCAGAAATTTGAGGATGAAGCAGAAAAACTTAATATTAATGTATGTCTTCCATGTGCTTCCATTGCTTATATAGTAAATCCTGTAAATCATGCAGGAGACGTATATGTAGATGTAGGTTTTGCCTTAAGAAATCCTGAAGATAGATGGGATAGAAAAATAGGAAGAACTCTTGCTCAACAAAGACTTGACGCATTAAGAGCAGGAGCTATAGACAAGTATTCGCTTACATTTGACTTGAAACAGGCTATGAGGCATACCTTTAGTTATATTGGATATACTTTAGATATTAATAAATTCAGCCAATGGGAAGCATTGTCTTGGGTAGCCTTGCAGGACATAGTTGTAGACCATGTAGAATCATGGAACAGTTATCTGCATGGATGGGAAGAGGATACCGACATACTTTTTGATATTGTAAACTATGAGGGTAGACTATGACGCATGAAGAAGCATTTGAAAAAGCAATGGCTCATGTAGCCGAATGGGAAGGAGTATACTCCAATGACAAGTATGATGCAGGCGGAGAAACTAAATATGGAGTCTGCATGGAATTTCTTAGAGACCTAGGCACTAGAGGAGGCGGTGACATCAACCATGACGGTGTTGTAGACCGTAGAGATGTCATTGCAGTCACTAAGCAGGATGCCAAGGAAATCTTCAAGAAAGAGTTCTGGGACAAGCCTAGGCTTGAAAGGTTTCATCCCATTGTTGCAATGATGATGTTTGACAGCAACGTAAACTGTGGATGCAGACAGACTAACAAGCTTCTGCAAAGAGCTGTAAATGCTACAGATGATGGCATCATTGGTCCTAAGACTATTGCTGCAGCAGAAGCAATGCCTGTATCTCAGATTATTGCCAGATTCTCTGATCAGAGACGAAGGTTCTATAATGGATTAGCTTCTAATAAACCTACTCAAAAGAAATTTCTAAAAGGATGGCTGAACAGGACTAATGCATGTGAACGTCTTGCAGTTAAGTGCCTGTAGGAGGTTCATATGGTGTTAGATACTTTAAAGCTAATGCTTAATAAAATGATTGATAAAGGAAAGGAAATTGACGACAAGACAGTAGACATGAGAACCTTCATGGAATGCCTTCAGGAAGTAAGGCAAATGCTTGAAGAACCAAAGCTCATGATTGAAATGAAGTAGATAAAAAGAAACCCCCTCTGAAAAGAGGGGGTTTTAATTTACTATCTTCTTTCTAAACCAGTATGTTGTTTATTTATTAATTCATAATTTGAAGGATATTCTATAGGTGAAGAATATTCAGTTCTTCTAGGATCTAGAAGAATATTTCCTTCTTCTCTTCTATCAAAGTATCTTTGAAGAGCTCTATTGCCATACATGTTAGCTCTGCCAGTTATGTATCCACCTACAGCTCCATCTCTAGCCATCTGTCTTACTAGTCTTTGCCCTTCAGGAGATAGACTTCTATAGTAGTTTCTTCCATCAGGACTGCTTAAATCAAAGTTTATCCACTGTCCTACTTCTCCAGTAGGTCTAGCAAGACCTAGCATTCTTTCATCACTAATAAAAGCTCCAGTACTAGGAGTAGGATGGTTCCATTTCTTTCCAGAATCATCCAAATGACCATTGCCTCCTATGGCACTGTTCTGTTGATTAGCTAAATTATGCTTAACAAACCCATTTAAATTATAGTCATAGGAATTACCCGGATAGCTAAAATCTTTGCCTTTATTTGCTAGCCATGCATATTTAGTTACCAGTTCTCTAGGAGTAAGCCTATCGTTAAAAGCACCATTTAAGTAGCTGGTAGAAACTGTATCTGAATAGTCATCAGATAGATTTGAAGGATACAATATCCCCTCTGGGTTTGCTAATCCCCATTTAAAGTATGGATTAGATTCATATTCTTTAGCCATTACAGTTCACTAGCCTCATCTACTAGGTTCTTAATATCGGAATCAGAATCGTCTACTTCATCAGGAGCACTCTTCCTTTTCTTCTTCTTTTTCTTCTTGCCAGACTGCTTCTTGTCGTCAACAGAAGCCATTAGTTCATCAGGACTTGCACCTAGTTCATTCTGTGCTTTGCCGGGAATCTTTCTTTTGTCTACAAGACCACCACCAGATTCAAGATCAGGTATTTTTTCTATGTCTGGCAGTTTCTCCATGTTGTTTAAAGAGTTTTTGCCATAGTCCAAGATAGGCTCATCAGGCATCTTATAAGGCTGTTTCTGATATCTTTTAGCATCATTGCTACCTGCTAATCCTTGCATGTATTTATCCTCCTAGAATGAGTTCAACCAATCAAATGGATGTTCAATTATTTCAAATAGCTGAGGCTTTGCTGCCTCTTCAACATTTTCAAACAGTCCTCTAGGTATAACGCTATACTTCTTGGAAATAACTGACTGATTGAAAATATTGTCAGGCAAGTCAAAATGAGCTTTACCAGCAAACATAGCAAAAGTCATTAAAGGCCGTCTAGTAGCTATTCTGCGTATTACTCTCTGAATTCTAAAGAAGTACTTAGTAAAGAATGTAATGCCCATTGCATTGACATAGTTCATCAGCT